TACAACGAGACTCTTGCCCTTCGCAAGAGCGTTTGGGATACCGAAAAGAAATCTATATCTCTCTATGACACTGCCAACAAGCTTTCTGAATGGAAATTCACTAAACCGGAACTTGGAGATGTTTACTCTCAAGTTCTCCAAAATGCTCAACTCAGAGTAGACCTTGCCTTCAAAGCTTTTTGGCGTAGGTGCAAAGCTGGAGAGAAACCCGGATTCCCCAGATTCAAAGGTGTTGGCCAATACGACTCCATTACCTATCCCCAATCGGGTTTTAAAATTCTTCCAAACAGTCGCATATACCTCTCCAAAATCGGCAAGGTCAGCATTGTTCTCCATCGTTCCATTGAAGGTTGTATCAAAACCTGCACTATCAAACGCACCCCCACCAACAAATGGTATATCTACTTTTCTTGTGAGATTGACCCTCCTACTCAACTTCCAAAAACAGGTAAGATAGTTGGTATTGATCTTGGACTTCTGACCTATATCCAATGTTCCGACGGATCTAAAATTGATAAACCTCGATTTTTTAAAGAAGGCCAGAACGCTCTTGCTAAAATACAAAAGAGATTCTCGAAAATCAAATCTCAACAGAACAAACATTCTGTAGCTTTGGTGCATGAGAAGATCAAAAATAGGCGCGAAGACTTTTGTCACAAAGCTGCTAAGAAACTTGTAGACAAGTATGACCTTATTGCTCATGAAGACTTGAATATCAAAGGTATGCTTGAGCAAAAACAATATTCCAAAAGCATCTCTGATGCCTCCTGGTCTATGCTGATACTCTTTCTGACCTACAAAGCTGAAAACGCTGGTAGGACAGTAATAGCAGTAGACCCAAGAGGGACGAGTCAGAGGTGCTCTCAGTGTGGGGCTACAGTAGCTAAGGGTATTGAAGTTCGTATCCATCACTGTCCTCACTGCGGTTTCAAGACTGGCAGAGACTTGAACTCTGCCTTGAATGTACTCAGACTCGGGCTGGAGTCTGTTGAGCCTCGCCGTAAGGCGAGGACTCATGGAAGCCCACGACTTTAGTCGTGGGAGCGGTCACCAGAATCAATCTTAAATGCTTTTTGATCAATAACACATTGACGCTTACTGGATGATTCGAAATAACGCATACTTGACTTGGTATGTCTGATATCAGTCATTGATAAATTAACTTCAGCACCAGGAGCAATCCTGGTCATAACCATGTTCTTTGAAACATAAACAGGGCCTTTAGAAACATTGAGATATACCATAAAATCCCCCTAACCTTCTGATAGTTAAAGGGGCCCGGCCCAATAAGGCCAGGCCCCTTTTTCACAGATATATCTAAGACGGCTTATTAGACCGTCAGGCCAGCGTAGTAATTCGTCACCGAGGCACCGATGGTGGTACCATTAGTCGTAACGAGATACGTCGCGCCCAGGAGTGTCAGCAGAGCCGCCGAGTACACGTTGCCGATGCCCATGCCAATCGATTCCTTGGTCTGCCACTCAATAAGCCCGAATGTCGACTTAATCTCGAAATTCGGATCACCAAGAGCAAAGTTATGACCGAGGAAGTCCGGTGTCGTGAACGCCCACACGTGACCAATCGGAAGCACATCAGACTTAATCGTCTTGATGACCTTGGTACCATGCAGAGTATCCGACGTGATCCCGTTCAGCACACGGTCCTTACCGAAGTCATCACCAGCACCCGGCAGAACAACGGCTGTTTCGAATGTTTCCTGCGTCATAAGCAGGCAGCCAACTTCCTTTTTCTTCGTATCTGCGGAAGCGGTACCCGGAACACCACCAGCCAGCGTGTTCTTCAGGTTGACCAGATCAGCATGCGCCAGATACAGCGTGGCGGCAACCGAACCACGATAACCCTTCAGGGATGCGGCAAGAGCGGCGCCAGCAAGGCGAAGGAATGTTTTGTCTTCGAGTTTTTCGAGAATGGGAACCGACTTATCCTCGATGCGCTTCGTGATCTTGTACTGATACGCACGAAGATCTTCGACCGTAATCTGGAAACGACGGGTCGTGAAGTTGATAATCGGTATGATGTACCGCTCGCCCGTGACGTACTGACCATCGGGCTCACCAAGATTGTCCACGCCAACAGCTTCCGCATCCGGCTCAATATCACGGATGACATACAGGGAATTGTCATTCACGTTGCGCTGACAATCCGCAGTCGTGATGGGTTCCTGAGGAATAATGGCGCGTGAAAATGCCGATTCCTGCAGTTCGGTCTTCACATACTGACGACCGGCTTCCTGAAGATCCGACTGCCCGGAAATGCTGGAAATCTTTTCCAGGAACTGCTCGTTAAACTGAGCAGAAGTGAGATCACCGTTCATGATACTACTCCTTGTTAATTTGTGTATGTAAAACTATTTAAAAGCTATTACTGCTATTATACTCTATTTACAAAACAAATGCAAGTCCCATTAAGCAAAAGAACCAATTATTGGTTATGCAGTTTGCCAATAATTACGTAAACCGTCAGCGCTACGTGTCATTTTTGTCACCATATTAGGTGGCGATGTTTTTGCATTATGAAACATTTGTAATATTTCTGGTTGATGAACAAGTTTTTCTGATAATCTTTTTCCAGGAGTGTTTTTTAATATATGATTAACAGCTTTTGGTTCTTTTAGAATTGAAAATAAATCCTTAAAACCTATATCATAGATACCAATACGTCTTTTCGTTAACGCCTTTGCAAATGCCCCAGTGCCCTTCAATGCAAGTTTCTGCATCTCGTTACTGAATGACGTTTGAGCTATTTTAGTTAAAGATGACATGGTATTTAAATGGGGCCATTGCTGGCCCCACCAATTTAGTACGATTACGACTTGGCAACTGTCGTTGGTGAAACAGTCAGAAACGTCAGGAGATTATTTGTGGCATCAAACTCTTCAACGCGTGCCACAATTTCATAATCACCTGTCTTTGTGATATCAGCAAGAACAGCAAGCTTGCCGATATTACCAGTATCAACAGATGCCACCAGTGGCAGACCAACAGCCACGTTCACACTGTCAACATAACAATCCGTATCAACCTTGCAACGGAATCCCGGACTCTCCAGTGTGGAAATACGATTAACTTCGATGTCATGCGACTCATACTCATTGGTTGACGCATTGCTGATAACCATGCGGGAACCAAGCTGCGGAGTATTGACAACGAAATTATTCAGTGTACCGTTGGTATCCACATAACCCCAGATACCCGGAACTGCCGTGAAGTTGGCGGAATCAATCTTACGCGATACGCGGTGACCTTTGGAAAGCGGGGTCAGAATTTCAAGACTCATGATAATGCTCCTCTCAAAATGAGTAATTTTATATACAAGTCTTAGACATCAATTACACCATCAAACATACCACGCTTTTCATGTCCGCCTGATGTGTTGGTGTCTTCAGTTTCAAAAAAGATATTGCCACTTTTACCCTTGATCATTTCCATCGCCTGCTTTACTACATCAAGGTCTTTCTTCTGGAGTAATTCCGCGATCTTTTCTCGCGTATCACCCTTGTCAATCATTCCATCTTCTATCATTTCATCGATAATCGAGTGGATTTCAGCAAACTTTTCCAGATCAGAAATCCGCTTATTCGATGATTCGATAGCCCTGGCTGCTTCAGACATAATTTCAGAAGCAATCTTCATGATGCCTTGCGTTGCTTCATATGCCTCTTGTTTGTAAGGAAGAGACGCAAGTTTTTCCAATGAAGCGGAAGTCTTTTGCGCTTCTTCCAAATCAAACATCTTAACTGATGCTGTCTTTTCAACAGAGTGATCATGGTTTATAAACTCCATGATCACTCTGCCGATTGTTGTATTCTTAAACATGTTAGCCCCAGCAGGTTGCTTACAGGAGCCCCTTACCCTTCAGCACTGCAACGGCATTCATCACATCTTTATCCTGCGCGAACTTCGCCAGATCAGGATCGGTCTGGGCGGCAGGTTGCTGCTGCGCACCAATTTCCTGCGCGGCCTTTATAAAATCACGGGCCTGCTGACGACCACTCTCTTCAGCATCAGCGGCATTCTTTTCAATATACTGCAGTTCACGTGCCGCATTGATGATGTCCTGACGGGTCAGATTCTGATTGTTGGCAATCTTCTCAAGACCATCAGTCTCTTCAATCGATGCTGTCTTCTGCAGACCAGCTTCATTCTTGAAGGTATAATTCGTCAGAATCTCATTACCCTGCAGATACGATACGGCATCCGAAAATTCCTGATTCGAAGCGATCTTCTGCAGCTCACTGTGGAAACTACGCGCAATCAGGGCACCAATCTTCTCGGCTTCTTTCTCGTCGGGAAGAGCGCCTTCGCCGCCGCCACCAACAGCAGCCGCGACTAC